ATGCCCAGGATGCGTTGCCGGCGATCAGCCGTGCCTCGTTTGTCGGTGCATCGTACGAGACTGACTTGCCGGCAAGTGTAACTCCGCCAGCTGTGTAGCCACCAGCAGTCGTCAACTCGTTTGTAGCAGCAGAGAAGAACTCGTCCGTGTCCTGGTTCGGCACGTAGGCGACCAAATGTAGCGACACCTTGATCGTGTCCGAAGTCCAGTTGACGGGAGCAGCACCCCACTGATCCAGAACATTCTTGCCATACCACTTGGCCGTTACAGCCATGTTGCCTCCTCACTGATCATGACACCACGTCCTTCAGCCACCCAGTTGCATCTCCCACCAGGGTGTACGTTCCGCCCGAAATGGACTGGTCAGCCCCCATATCTCCGTAACCGAGCAGCGGAGATGTGGACGGAGTGCCCGTGTCTTTTCTGATCACGTAGGTACGGAACGTGAACGTTGCCGCTGTCCACTGCGGATCGTCGGCGTCCAGTCTGACTTCCTTGCTGGCCGCGTCGTAGGTGAGAGTCTTGTTGACCATTGTGTAGCCACCAGCCGTATATCCAGAGCCGGTGGCTAGCTCGCTGGTCACATCGCTGTAGTACGTGTTTGCTGTCTGACTGTAGGCGTACGCAGAAGTGTGAAGCGTCACCTTGATGGTGTCGTTCACCCAGTCAAACCGACGGGCTGCCGTCGAGCTGAACACGCCTAGAACTGCGTTTGTGTACCACTTGGCTGAGGCTGCCATCGGCTTCTCCTAGTCGGAGTGGATGAGGGCGGGCCGAAACCCGCCCACCACCACTACGAGCCGTCTCCAATGACCGCTGCCAGGCCCTTGGTGACGCCAGCACGTGGATCCCCATCAGTTGCCTCGGTCTCAGCCTCCAAGACACGCTTGGCTGCCTCAGGATCGCCCTGCGCGAGAGCAACGGTGTCGTCCACGTTGGGCTTGTTGGTCTCGATGTACTGGACTAGCTCTGGCACGCCCCATTCCGACGTGTTGCTAGATTCCTCGCCAGCAGTCAGCTGCGCTGCTACCGGCGGGCCAGCTAGCTCTGCGTCAGTGTAGAACGATCCCAAACGCTCACCCTTCTCCAGCGCGAGCGTCCCCAGCTCCTCGATCGTGACCACTTCACCTTGCTGAGCCACGCGCTCCTTGAGGATGTTGGGCCCGTCTGCATGCGTCGGGTTTGGAGCCTCCACCATCCAGGGGAACATGAGATGCTTGATCGTTCTCGTGTCCGGCTGGTTGGCGTAGTCGTCTGGCGACTCGTAGTCAGCAAGGCTCTCGTGATGGAGATCCTTACCGTACACAGACATTTCACTCATCTTGTCACCCCCTTCTAGGCGAGGCCCGTGATCTTCATGATCGCGTGCGGTTGATCGACAAACCACAGAGGCCGGACGCTCGACTGTGTCCAGTACCGCTGCGTCTCCTCCTCGTACCAGGACTCGGTCATCAGAGGCTGCTCTACACGCATCTCGCCGACGTTGCCTTGCGAGATTGCGAACGCCGTGCCGGCAGCGACACGGTTGGTTACGAAGATGTCGTAACCCGTTGAAGCGAGCAGGTCGTTGAGGAAGTTGCCGTAGATCGTGGCGAGGTTGAAATACTCTGTGGGGTTCATGAGCCACAGATCGAAGTCGTATCCCAACTCCTCCTGCTCCGCCATCTGCGTGATGCGGGCGAAGTCACGAGCTGGCCACAGTGGAGCGTTCGACGCAGATGCGCCGGTCGTGACCACCGTAGACCAGCTGTTCCCAGTCGTGGTACGAGTGTAGGCCGTGATCGCAGCGTTCAGCGTGTCCACAGCCCTCTGATTGATCTTGCGGACGAGCGTGTTGGCCATCTGGCGGATCTGCTTCGTGAAGACGGAGATCTGGTTGCGATCCCTGGCTTCCACCGTCAGGTAGAACTTGGCGCCCCACTTCTCGACCTGCGCCACGGCCGGTGCGACTCGCTGAGACGTCACGATCGGGAACTCTGCTCCCGGGGCGATCATCTCGAAGTCACGCGTGAGGTACAGCTCGTTGACGAGCAGCACGTCATAGATGACCGCGCCGCCGGTGACCCCACCTGCGTTGGTGAATACGCGATCAGCGAAGAATCGCTGCAAGGTGAGATCCATGAGCGACTGTGTCACCCGCGTAGGGTTGTTCAGCGCCCAGTCCACCGTGTATGTTGTTCCCGTCAGTGTCGGCGGGCCGAGAGGGTGGACAGTCGGATTGGGGAAGTAGCTGGCCTCGATCTCCTCCTCGATGAGCAGCACAGCCCCGTTCGGAAGTACCTGGTGCTTCATATCTGTTTCACCCCCTCCTAGCTGTTGTAGAGCAGGATCTCGGCGTCTGCTCCGACGGTTGCCTGCGTGTCCATTGCGACTCCGACGGCGATGCCGGCCGCGATGTTGATGACGCGACCCTGTGCGTCGATTTCGACTTCGCTGCCCGCCGTGATGGCCGCTCCGCATGTGATAGGCAGGATTCCCTCACGGAGAACTGTGAACAGTCCTCCGATCGGAGCGTCAAACGCCGCCACGCCAAGAGCGCGCTTGGCAGCCTGACCTGCTCCAACGTTCTGCGCCTTGTAGACGGCGGACTTGTCCACGGTCGCATCCGCGACCAGCCCAGCGCCCTGCTGTCCCGCCGGCACGGTGCCGGTTGCCCCGATGCCTCCAGACGTACGCGCGCCGGAGACGTAGACGAAACGCTTACCAGTGACGGCCGCAGTGGCCTCACAAGTAATCGCGTCACCTTCTTCCTTGATCTTGATGCAGTCGTTGGCCATCAGTTGACCCCCGCCTTGACCATGGAACCGTCGCGGGCATAGCGGCCATCGGACATGACCCTACCCTCTGCGTCGGCCTGAGCCATCCGCGCTGCGCGAGCGTGCTCACGAGCGAACCACGGCAGCCCCTCGTTGACCTCGCCGCCTTCGACTTCTTCACCAGCGGCGCTGGAGCCCATGGCGGTGGTCGGCACGACGCCCTCGGCACACTCAGCGATCCACTTGATCGTGGCATCGCGAGTACCAGGGTTGTCGAGCTGCTTGCGAACAGACGCGGCGACGGCCGGGGCAAACTTGCCCTTGGCCACCGCTTCCTTCATGATCGCTTCGTTCTTCCCTGCGATGTTCTCCTCGTGCAGCTGACGCGCGAGAGCCGCATCATGCTGCATCTGCCTGAAAGCACTTGCCTCGACCGTCACCGTCTCCGGCAGGTCTGCCTCGGCAGTTGTCCCCTCCTCATCGCCGTCGTCGCCGTCATCATCGTCGGCGTCGTCGTCGTCGGCGTCTCCTGCGGGCTGCTCCTCCTCGCCCGTGGAGGCCTGGAGGATTTCTGCCTCACGGAGCTTCGCCTGAATGGCTGCGTTGTCCGCATCCTCGGCGAGGCCCAGCGAGGCACAGAGCTGCTTCCGCTGCTCTGGTGTCATCTGTCCTCCTTCGTTGGACTCTGGGCGGGATTCCGCCCTACTTGAGAACAAGACACAAGTGTCCTGTCCCTGGCGGCCACCGAGCATGAGACCCTCGGTGTAGATACCAGCCGCCACCGTTGCGGGAACGTCCTTGTAGTCTACGACCACCTGGACTGGATCCCCGAACTCGACATAGTCACTCTCTACCGTGAACGGAACACGGAACAGATGACCATCGTCGTCGTCCACGACCAACTCGTTGGGGTCGAGGCGCATTCCTCGGATCCACCACCAGTAGGTATCACCACCCTCGGCCTCAAGGTGCTCGTAGTACGCAGTACGAACGTCCTCGATGTTCATGGCAGCCTCGATCTCTTGCTTGACGGTAACTCCCTCGCCGGTAGACAGCAGCTCCAAGTCTTCCAGCGTAGAGCAGCCCGGCCAGACGATCCCCAGGAGCGCCACTCCCGTGAGAACCATCCGGTACTTCTTGCCAGTAACAGTCTCGTGGTTCTCGATGAACATCGGCTGTACACCGGCACCTGCTTCGACGGAACGGTTAGGATAGGCAAGAGGGATCATCTGAGCGAGCCAGTCGAAGGTGACATAATCACCATAGATCGTCTGTCCGTTATTGCCCAGACTCAGATTCTCGATCCTGCCCACCGCAGGCTCTCCATCGAACTCGGGGCTGTCGAAGCGAGGATCGTCATGCCCCAGCTTCATGCGAGGCTCCACGATCGCTGGATCATCAACAGCCGCCACAGCATCTGCCAGCATTTCCTCCGAGATTGTAAATCCCTCGGGGTGCGTCGAGATGACGTAGTCGATGCCAGTCCCCACCAGCGGCACGCCTTTCAGGCGCGTGTACGGCGTGCCCTCGATCTTCTCCAGCACCCAGGTCATCTACGGAACCTTCAACCCAGTGCCCTTGGACTTGGCCAGCTCTGCCTTGAGCATGGCTCCTTCACGTCCCTTCGTCTCGGGCGGGCCACCCGTTTCCGGGCTGTTAGTCTCCCACCTGGCGGTGGGAATCCTCTTGGCGCCACCCTTGACGCCAAACATGTTGCCTGTTGCTCCTTCGATCTTCCCAGCCATTAATCCTCCTTCTCGTCGCTGGGACATATGAGCAGAGCCGCAAAGAGTAGCCGGGAGGGAGCGCCCCCGACCGAGATGACCACCCTCATTGGCCCTGCCCACCTTCTGGCTTTGTGCCACTTCCGGGGGCATCCTGACCCGACTCCGCACCACCACTACCAGGAGGAGGTTTTTGCAGCTTTGCCATCTCTGCTTGCGAGGTCGGGTCAGGTGCACCCTCTGCTTTTGGAGGTAGCCCCGTCTCCTTGCGCAGGGCGTCTTCCAAATCTCTATCCACGACAATCGCGCCCTGTTGAATCAGGCCGGAGATCTCCGACAGGGCAAGGTCGATGTCTGGCTTGAATCCAAGCAGTGGCACCTGCTCAACATCCTCGCCATAGTTCCAGTCCACCCAGTCTTCGACCACATGACAGTTGAACACGCTAGCGAACCACTGCGCGATCGCGTCTTGGCCCTGGGCAAAGAAGTCATGGAACGTTCGGCCGAGAGCGCGCGAGCCCGACGTTGTCATGCCGAGCTGCATCATCATCAGCAGCCAGTTCCGCGCCATAGACTCGTCGTGATACTTGATCGACTCTACGACGTTCGTGTTACCGGCGCGAGCGATGTTCAGAGCAGCACCGAACGGAACAGCTCCACCGGCAGCCTCTCCGATCTTGAAGTCGCGCGCCATGTTGTGAAGCTGCTCGATCTCTCCTGCCGTCGCTCCGGGCTGAGCGGTCACATACGGAACACCGCCAGCGCGTTCGTGGTTGATGGCGTCGATCCTGATCAGCCGATCCTTCACGACCCAGCTCTTGTAACAGTCGCGCATCATGCTGCGACCAACCCAGGAACCATCTTCCTGCTCCCAGACGTATCCAACTAGGCGATCAATCGGAATCTCCAGGGGCTGGAGATAATTACCTATTTGATTCAGCGGCCGGATGTTCTGTCGAATCGAGATCAAACCTCCATCGTCAGCGACCAGGAACTGATCAATAGTCTTCTGCGGGCGCTCTGCCAACTTGCGTAGCTGCCAGCGACCGTCCGGGAGGGCATCCGTCGGAGTGATCGTTCCCAGCTGTTCGAAATACGCAAAGCCGAACAAGAGCGCCCGCATGGCCAGGCGCATGTGCTCCATGAACTGGAACCTGTTCTTAGAGCGGCCTCTCAAAGGTTGCTCCAGCAGCTTCTCGCCTTCTACGGGAAGGTTGAGATCCTTCTGAAGCTCACGCACCGTAGATTCGTCGGCCCCGTTCGGGACAATGAACCAATCCCAACGACGGATGGGAAGGGTCGTGCCCTTGTACAGAGCCGACAGCTGAGGATCGGTACGCATCTGGTTGTAGACGCCAATTGACAGCGGCCACTTCAGCTCTGGAACGTACTCGCTAGTGTCGTACCACTGAGTCCATGGCGCCATCCCGGCAGGGCTCAACGTGCCCTGGAGAACGACGCCAAGAGGATCGGTAGGTGGCGCGCCGATTCGATCTCCGAGCTTCTGTGGCGCTGAATACGACATCGCTACAGCAGTCCCTTCTGTAGTGCGATCCAGATGGCGTTAACAGTGTTCTTCGCTCCGAGCTTGCGTCTTGTTGATCGAAGTAGAGATTTGACAGTCTCCTCGGGCCAACCAGTTGCCCTTCCGATCTCTTTGGCTGTGTGTCCGTTTGCTGTCAAGAACAAGACCTGGTATTCGGCTGGTTCGAGCAGAGACATCGCATTACAAGACTGAGTAGGCTCGAATCCCTGCGATCGCTCCCGGGCCTCTATGGATCGAGTTCCACCACTCAGGTGCGCTCTCGCTGCCCATCGAGGCCACCTGCGTCGGAGACTTGATGGCCGAAATGTGATGCGTGCTCCAGACGCTGCTGCCGTAGATGACCCCAAGGTAGTGCGTCAGCATGTACTGTGGGATCTGCGACTCCGAGATCGGGATGCCGCAGCGGATGAGGGAGTCCGTATTGCCGTAGCCGCTGAAACCGTAGGCGATGTCAGGAGACTTCGCGCCACCGAGGAACGCGCAGTAGATAAACGTCGATGAGCAGTCTTCGTAGTACGGCAGCAACGGTGGCTCGTGTTTCGCCGCTAGCTGTCCCATCGGTCGCGTCTGCGCATAGTGAATCTGGCCCTTGTGCGCGATCATCCATTGCCACCATTTCCAGACGTCAGCGACGATCGCTTTCTGCTTGTCTACGACGCTGCTGGTGCTGGCGCCGCTGTAGAGCACTTGAGCATGACCGTCCCAGATGTACTCGCCAGCATGTAGGTGTCCACCCGGAACCTTGAAGGGCAGAGACTTGGTGTGCGTGACCGGCCCGTACACGCCGTCAGCGTTGATCTTGAGTAGGCGCTGGAGTCCTCTGAGCCCACTGGTGCCCTTTGTCTTGCCTCGGCCCATCATGAATTCCTTGTGGGCGATGTTGTCGAACTCAGCCCAGGGCCAGCAGCCTGCGCGACTAGCACAGATCTTGAGGGCAATGACGTCGTTCCCCTTCATGCCCTCCTTGACCATCCTATTGAATTTGACGTTTGGAACTGCCATGCCTCTCCCTACATTGCCTTTGTCAAGAGCGACCCAGAGATGGACTCAGAGTTCATCCTGAGGATCGTGCCCGCCTCGACTGTGCTCATCGCCGCTGCGTCAGCTCTGTTCGGCGATGCGACGCCTCGTTTCTTGGCATCTTCCTTGGTCTCGATACAGATGCGACCCGATAGGTCGATGAACCACTTAATGGTCTGTAGCTCCTCGGACAACTGCGTGTCCAAGGGATCCAGGTCGATGCCACCCTCCTCCATCAAGTTGCGGAACGTCCACCACATCTCCGAACGGCGGTTGTTGAACTTAGCCGGATTCAGGGCTCGGCCCGATCCCTCGAAGTTGCCCACCTCACATCTACGCTGCCGCAGCCGGTCGTAGACTCCGGCGCCCAGACCGATCCCGTCCACGTTCATTGGTACCATCTTGGGAAAGTGCCTGGCAAGATACTCGTATGCCCGATCCGCGCTCTGCATCGTGTCCTGCTTCGCCCAGCTATCTATGTGTCGCACCTGCCCGCCTCGATTGCGGTAGATGGCGGTCATGTCGTCGCCCATACGAGCTACGTCCATCCCGTATCGGCCATGAGCGAACCCAGGCAAATCGAGAGCGTGCGCACGTGTCAGCATGCTAGGCGTGATCAGGTAGTCATCGCTGACGTCTGGAAACTCTCCCTCCACCTTGGAGATCCAGAGATTGCTGCCTTCACCCCAGTCGCGACGGCGCTCGTCCACCCACGCTGGACTGGTTAGCTGGGACATGACCTCTGTCGGACAAGCCTCGCCGGTGAAGGCAGGTGTGTCGAACGCCGAGATACGCACGACGTTCCAATCCGTCCCCGGCTTGCAGTTCATTGCGAACTCCGAGCCGGGGTCGTCCGGGTTGCCGATCGCGAGGACACGACACTGGTCGTTGGTCACGATCGACTTCACGGCGTCCCAGAGAGCTTTAGGGATTCCGCACGCCTCGTCCATGATGACCAGAACGAACTGCGCATGGATTCCTTGGAACGCCTGCTCGTCATAATCTTGTGGTTTGCGGCCCATAGCCACGATCTCTTCACCAGATCTGCCCTCGCCCATGTGCCACATACATTCCAGCGTGATGCGGCCGAACAGGTTGGCCTGTCTGTGCGTTCGTCGAATCTCGCGCCAGAGAATCGTCTGCACCTGCGGCCAACTAGGGGCGGTGGTGACAACAAAAGCCGATCCGAGAGAGTGAACCGAAGGATCGAGCCACCAGGCCGCGATCTTGCCGGCGATGTAGCTCTTTCCAGGGCCGTGGCATGCCTTCACAGCCGTGTACTTGTTATCCACCACCGAGTCGCAGATCTCCTCCTGCTTGCTCCAGACATGAGCACCGCATCGGTCGCGGATCCAGGCAGCAGGCTGCGACCTGTAGACGCTCGGCTTGGGATACATGTAGCGAAGCACCGCATCTGCGGTGCCGGCTGGAAGTGAGATCTTGCCGAGATCGGCAGGGTTGATGAGTTCACTCAGGCTACTAATTGCTTGACCTCCTCAGCCTTGCCCTCGATCGTCATGGTCGCTAGATCGTCGCCGATCGGCTTATTGCCCTCCAAGGCTATCAGATGCTTGCGCACGATCGTGGGCACTCTAACAGCTTGTTCCTCGGTCAACTGGAGATCTTCAAGAACGCCCATGATGAACCTGCTGAGAGCGACCCCATACATCTCGGCCATCTTGATGGCGCGTTCTGCTAGGCCAAGCTTGATGGCGTCGTTCCCCATCTTGTAGAGCAAGCCCACGCGGTCGCGCCGCTCTCGCACGTACAGATGCATCTGTTTGCCGATGATGGTGTCCTCGTGCCAATCCTTCTTGTCGAGCGCCGCAATCTGCTCCGAGAGCCACTTGACCTCACCGGCAGTAATGCGGATCGACCAAATGATGGCTTCTACCGGGTTCATGTCGATCGGAGCGCCCATGAGCCGAGCGCGCTCCACGATCGCATGCTTGTTCCCGGTAGGCGTGTTCCCAGAGTGATACTTACACCTGCCTATCTGAGGGTGGTCAGTTCCGAACCCTGCCGGCAGCGTACACCGGCCCACCCCATCTCGCTTCATAGCGTTACACTTGCCGCCGAGAGCAGTTGCTGCCTGTGCTTGGAAGCCAGGGAGTCCAGCTGAGAGTTTCTGCTTGCTGCGATCTCTCGGCTTCAGTTTGGTCTCCAACCCACCTTTGTCTACCGCTGCGGTGAGACCCTTCCTGGGGCGCGGGCCACGCCTCGGCTCGGGCGGTGGGTTGTGGCCGCCTCTGCCCTTGCGGCGAGTCTTGACGACTTTGGCCATCAGATCGGCCTACAAGGTGGGCGGGCCTGGTATTTGATGTCGCTGGTGTGGAGCCAATCGTGCCACCAGTCCAGATCTGGAGACCACTCGTACGTCCCAGTCAGCGGGTATTGCTGATCGAGTCCCTGAGCGATGGGTTGGTAGTCCGGCGGTCGAGTTGCGACCGGGGGCCGTGGCATCACGGTGATACCGGGGTAGATCACGACCGCGATCCTACCCTGGATCGCGGCTGGGCGTAGAAACGGCTTGGCTACTGGGCTCGCGCTCGGGTCGCGCGTACGCGCGCGTATACGCGCGAGGCGGCGCGACGAGCTTCCATGTGCCGACCCACGTACAACGCAATGTGCTTCCACGCCGACCGCTCGTGCTCTTTGCCTCGAATCCATACGCCCCAGTCCTTGAGACGCTCTTTGCGAGCAAATCCCGAGGCCTGGGAGGGCGTTTGCCAGCTGACTCGCACCGGAGGCACCCATCCGCAGTTCCAACGCTCGTGCTCATGTGCAGAGCCCAGCCTGTAGTAGTAGATCCCACGCCCAATCTCAATTGCTATCTTGACATCCTTGCCGGGTGGTGTATTCGGGCCCACAATGATGTCCTCGATCACCATATGACAGTCTTCCGGCTTGATCCCCAGCCCGAACACCCATTCCATGTACAAACGACGCCAAAGACAGCAAATATCATATACCTGCTGCCTTGGGTAGCCCTCATAAGTGCGCTGCCCGGTGCAGATCTTGCCGTCGATGGTTTCCTTCACCGTTTCGGCCTCATCGTGAAAGACGCCCCAGGCTACGCCGGTAGATCCACCCGGATCAATGGCCATGATCGCATATAGCCCTTCCATCAGACGACTGCTCTGTAGAGGGCGATTTCGACTACAATTGCCAAGATGATCCCACATGTGCCCATACCGGTCATGAAACCGACTATGAACCAACCCCGCTCGCTCATGCTAACCCTTTCACCTTGATTTTGCCAGGCCGGTTGGGGATCGGTTCGGGTTGAACGTCCCATTCCTTCAGAATCGCCGCCGCGTCGGCCAATATCAGCAGCTCGTGATCCTGAATGTTTGGATTTCCAGGCATAACGTGCTTGGAGCCGCAATAGCAGAGCGGCAACCCGTTGTAGATCTCGATGGCGACCCGGATAGTGTCACGCTGGTATGGGGTCAAGTATTTGATCATTATAGTGGGGAGCGGGCCTTTGCGTATCTAGGAACCCGCTCCCCCGGTGCGCGAGGGGTCTCACGCCCCGCGATCCTACCCGAAGATCAATTCGGTAGCTTGTCGAGTTATGGTGCCTTCACGAGATGGATGATGATCTCGTCCTGGCCTGTACAGCTGTGGGGCGGACTGACGTGCAGTTCACCAGACGACGTGTTCTCGCAGACCGGCAGGATGGTGAAGTTGTCGTCATCGTCTTTCCCACCTGGGCCTGTTGGCCCAGTCGCTCCACGCTGACCAGTGCCCGTTGGCCCTCTGGGGCCGGTTGGGCCTTTGGGCCCGGTTGGGCCTCTCATCCCTGTCGGGCCTTTGGGCCCAGTAGCACCCTTGGGGCCAGGAGCACCAGTAGCACCCTTTGGCCCCGGAGCACCAGTAGCACCCTTCGGGCCTGGCTTGCCGTTTGGGCCTCTTGGGCCAGGCGGGCCTGTTGCCCCCTTGGGGCCAGTCGGGCCTGCCTTGTTCCACGCGACTGGTGCCTCATAGAAGCGGCAACCCTCGCCTTGATCGAAGTTGACCAAGCGCAGAACGCCCTTGTCGGTCGTCTGGTTGTGCAGAGCATAACAACCATGAAACACGCCGTTGGGGCTTGGGATGCTCGCGCTGACTGCGGTCGCGATCCCGAACGTAGCACCGGCCACTGCCAGCGCCACAATGATCTTTCGCATCTGCTCTCCTTTCATTGGTTAGATGTTAAATACTGGCGAACACGCCCCACTCGCCATTGGCCTCCACCAGCTCGCCGTCCCAGACGCCGTAGTGCGGCGTGTAGTCCCTGAGCCAAGCACGATGAGCCTCTAGCGGCGGACACGTCTCGGCACTCGGCATGACCACCGGAATGTGCCAACGCCCCTTCGCCTCGGGCAGATGCCTGAACCCACTGGTGACCTTGGCAGTCGAGCGCCAGTAGACGAAGTTCTCACCAGTATCAGGCGTCATCGGGTTGTCGGCTTTGTGGTAGTCCTGCCCCACGAAGTCGAAGTGGTCACCCCAACGTTGAGCAACTGCTGGTGGAGAGAGGCCGTCGAGAGACTGATCAATTGCTCCGGTAGCGATCACCCCCATTGGTAGGTTGGGAAACTCCTTGACGAGCTTCTCGGGTAGCGCCTGATCCTGACATCGACCCTCGATATCAGCCAGAACGCCGTCCAACGGCAGAACGCTCTTGATCATGGCCTTGACCGTTTCCCAATTGACGTAGTCCATCCGGCCCCAGGCCCCAATCCGCAGACCTGCTGCTTTTCCGGCCTTGTAGAGTGCTCGGGCGTTCTCTGCCCAGTCTGGGTCGGGTGTGTCTCCACCAATCTGGCAGATGATCGCTTGGCATTTGGCCGTTTTGGCCCTGGCGATCAAC